AGAGGATGGTCATGGGGAAAGAAGAGGAAAAGTGGATATCGAAGTGGGGCCGAAGAGAAGTTGGCGGAGACCCTTACAGAATCCGGGGTTGGATTTACTTACGAAAGCTTGACTCTCGAATACGAGAAGACCGTTCGGAAAGGCAAATGCAATCAGTGCGGCTCAACAAAAGGTGTGGTTAAAGTTGCAACATACAAGCCGGATTTCATACTAGATAATGGTATCGTTATCGAATATAAAGGCCGCCTTACAGCTTCGGATCGCAGTAAGCTGGTTGCGGTTAAGAAGACTAACCCAGAAATCAAATTAAAACTACTCTTTGGATCGGATAATAAACTTGCAAAAAACAATGACAAACGATACAGCCAGTGGGCAACTGAAAATGGATTTGACTATGCCATCGGATCGCCTCCCCGAAGGTGGTTGGGTCGCGCGCGCTGAAAATGGATGGAAAGTAGAGGCTTATCCGGATAATAACCCGAAGACCCAGTTCGGTACGAAGAAGATTCCGCTAGAACTAGTGCCACCTTCCGTGGAACATGCTCTAGCCGAGGCTTTTTCACTAGGAGCAAAGAAATACGGTGCTTACAACTGGCGTGAAAAGCGGGTTAGCTCTAGCGTCTATTACGGTGCTGCCCTTCGCCATATCAAGGCTTGGTGGGATGGCGAAGATATCGACCCGGAAAGTGGTTTTTCTCACCTATCTCACGTCCTTGCTTGTATTGGCATTCTTGTCGATGCTAAATCTATTGGAAATTTAAATGACAACCGACCGCCAAAAGGCGCCGCTAGCGATCTGCAAAAGCAGTGGCTCGTCCGTAATGAATAAGTCGTACCACAAGCCTGAATACGTAGGAAGAGACCAGATCGTGCCGTGGATCTGGGTAGGCAGCTACGAGTCTGTCGAGGATTGGGAAGGAGATAACGTAATATTCGTTCATCACGACGTCGAGTATTACACCAAGGGTCTGCATATTCCTCTTCTTTCCAAACGCCCTAATAGTGCAGAAGATCGCACAGGAGCGAAAGTTAACCTAAAAAATCTCTCTCTAATACACGATATTATCTCAAACTTTAGAGATAGAGAAGAGCCTCTATTAATCCACTGTAGAGGAGGGGTAGAACGTAGTCCTCTTTGCGTAGCCTCGTACATGGTTAAGTTTATGTATCAATTTGATTCTGGCCCCAATCAAAGAATGACACGCCATACATACGATACGGCTTATGACTTTATTCAGGGTAAAAGGTCCGTAGTAGAAGATCGGAGGTACTGGCTCAATGGATGAGCGTATATTGAAAGAGTTCGTACTAGAGGTATTGGCAGTTTGTCGAGCAGATTACGAGGGAGTGACCTGGGGACTTGAAGATAAAGCATTGGAAGCGGGGGCAGAACTCGGCATGACGGAGGAAGAACTTGAGGGACAATAAGGAGTTTTGGGTTGGAATCAATATCAAAGTCGTAGCTAAAAATGAAGAGGAAGCAGGAAATAGAGCGCAGCACATAGCGGATATGTCTCAAAGAGATTATAGCTATGTAGTAGATGCGTATTGGGACAATAATCTGCCCGAAGAAGAATACCACCCAGAAGAAGAACAAGAATAAATGAAGCTCAAGATCGGAAAAGAAAACGTCCTAGTCGTAAGTGATATCCAAGAGCCTTTTGCCCACAAGGATGCGTTGCCTTTTATAAAGGCTCTTCGAAATGTTTATGACACCAATCGTACCGTATTTATCGGAGACGAGGCAGACTTTCATGCGTTCAGTGGTAAATTTCCTCATGACCCGGATGGGTTTGCGCCAGGCCACGAACTCATCGCCGTCCGAAAGGCCCTCGGAAAGTGGTACGAAGAGTTCCCCGAAGCCGATATCTGCATCTCAAACCACGTGGAGCGGTACTATAAAAAGGCTTATAATGCCGGCTTCCCAAAAGCCGCCCTACTCACCGAGCGTGAGCTACTTGGAGCACCTAGAGGCTGGACTTGGCATAAGTCGATCGATATCGATGGTGTCCGGTACGAGCACGGGGATTCTCAAGGAGGGATCGACGCTGCACGACTTCTGGCTATCAACAATCGTATCTCTACGGTCATCGGACATCATCACGCCCATGGAGGAGTACGATTTATTGCAAATGCCGAGAGTGTCATATTCGGTCTTAACGTCGGGTGCCTTATCGATAGACATGCCTACGCTTTCAAATACGGAGAGAACGCTAAGTTTAAACCTACACTTGGAGCCGGTGTGGTCATCCGGGGAGTACCGAGGTTCGTACCGATGGTCGTGGCAGGGAAAGCCGAGCGCTGGATCGGAGAAATTATTTGAGCAAGGCATACTACGGTAGGTGTATGGCTATCTATGGGACTCCACAAGAGTCCCGAGATATCGAGCTTATACGCCGTCTAGGTTATCGTGTAGTTGAGTTTCCCTCTCAGAGTGAGACGAATGTCCGAAAGCAAAAAGGCGAAAATGTTATGGAGACCGTTTTCAAGCCGTTGGTGGTTTCTTCCGATATCATGTTTTTCCGAGGACTCCCTACAGGTGAAATCCCAGCAGGAGTGGGCAAAGAAATTGAATGGGCCAAAGAGGCAGGACTCGATGTCCTTGAAATCCCTAGTAGAACGGAGGCACGCACAATTAGCATCCAAGCAACTCGAGAATATCTACGGGAAGTGATGAGGTAGATTGATATTAGGGATCGTGGGGAGTGAAGGAGGCAAATTCACTCCCATTACCGAGATGAGAGCCCGAGGCATTATAGCAGCTCAAATAGAGAACTATAATGCCTCGAAAGTAGTTTCAGGGGCCTGCCATCTAGGCGGGATAGACGTATGGACTATTCAGGAGGCTAGGGGTGTCGGATGCGAAACTGAAGAGTTCCCTCCCGCTTTTCGTAGCTGGCAAGGCTATAAGCGTAGAAACATACAGATTGCAGAATGCGCAGATGTTGTCATCTGTATCACAGTTGAGTCCTTACCTCCAGGTTTCAAGAAGGGAGGATGGGAAGAGTATTGTTACCATTGTAAACCCACAAGACCAGAAGATCAGCACATCAAATCCGGAGGATGCTGGACAGCCAAATACGCTCGAGAAAAGTTAGGCAAGATAGGAGAAATTATTGTCATCCGAGATCCTGACTAAGAATAGCGCTAAGTGCGATCATTGCGGGGTAGAGATTGAATCCAAACATCAGCATGATTTCGTTTCCCACCGCTGTACAACTAAAGCGGGCAATATCAATGTATTTGCTGTCGATGGAGGATTGGACTACGAACGACGAATAGGTCGAGGTTACACGAATACTTCGGAATACGAAGAGTAAATAAAAAGGCCGCAACCCTTTCGGGAAGCGGCCTTTCTTTTTGCCTATAAGTTTCCTATTATTCGATCAGTTCTGCCCTCAAGAAGCCATAGTACGCTTCCGTAATAGTGCCCGAGAGCGCTATGTGAGCGCGTAGATAGATGGTACCGCTTCCTTGGAATACCCCATATACTTTAACAGATGCTCCTTGAGTAGCGTCGAAGCTCTGAGTCTGATCCGCCAGTTCATTAAAAGTACCGGCTGATGTCGAGTTATTCAGGCCTGAAGCTGCCGAATTGGTAGATACCTGACACGCCAACTGAGTGGCTGTACCAGCTCCACTGGCGATAACAGTCTGCACCCTACCACTTATCCTATAAGATCCAGTTCCAGGAAGAGTTATCTGAGCTACCGTAACGTCTCCTGTAGCTGAGATATTCCCTTGTCCCGCAGCAGCCGTCTGCATCCTGCCGCCTAGCTGAGTGAAATTTTCAGTAAGCAGGGAATTGCCCTGGTAGTAAATACTCAACCAATTCGGGAAGGACGGCATGGAAGTATTTCCGCCGAAGCATCCTCGGAAAGTTACGCCCTTACCTCCGGCGTTGTCTGTAACGAATACTGGAGTACCCGTAATCGTAGTCGAGGCAACGGTCTGAGAGGGGGATACATTGTAGGTACCAGGCCCGTTATTAGGTCCAGTCAACTGCGTCCCGATGATGGATCCTGCCGTAATACCCGTACCGGAGATATTCTGTCCAGATGCAGGAAATCCACTCGCAACGGAAGTGATAGTCAGAGTACCACCCGAGATACTTCCCGTGAAGGAGGATCCGATGGTATTTTCCTGATACACTCCATCGAAAGTCAGACTCTCATTATTAACGGAACCATTTAGAGAGATACCACAAGTGCTTTCGATAATACTGTCATGGAACCCCATAGCAGTACACTCAGTAAGCTTGATACCAAAACCGTTAGGGCAACCTCCGAACTGGGAGCTACCGTAGTCTCGAATGGTAGTACAAGAATCAATAGAAGTTCCGAAGCACTCCAGTGCGTGTAGTCCTGCTCCTAGGAACTGCACATGGAAGAAGCTTGTATACCCTCCTCTTTCGATGTAGCAGCCTCGTGAGCGAGCATTGGTACTAGCTACGTCGATCAGAGTATTCAAATAGGGATGTGCGGGAGAGACTGCTTTAAAAGAGATATTATCTCCCGTCAGTCCTGCTGTAGCGCTCGGATTGGCGCCATCAACTCGCATATCCTTTAGAACAGTTCCACCTGTGCTGGTGACAATATCAAAGGTAGAACCAGCAGTTCGGGTGATGTACCCCGACCCACCAAAGACGCCCCCTAATCCCTGTACCGTGATATTGCTGAAATTCACGGAATTGGATACTAAGAGAATATCGGCTGGCAAAAGCAATTGGATATTGGCCTGCCTACAGACATTGGCAGCCGTATTGATAGCTGTCGTCATATCTGTAGTTCCGGGGGTCGTATTAGTCCCGTACCGATACACGTGTCCCGAAGGATACTGGTAATTAGTAGGGGTGACACTAATAGCGATCTCCGCAGTAGTCTGCGGATAGAGAGCCTGTCCTACCTGAGCGGTTGTAGGAGGAGATACCGGAATATAGGGATCTACATCTTCCAGCAACTGATTGAATATGCTGTAGAGCTGTACCCGATACGTAACAGCCGGGTTCAGGTAAATAGGAACCAAGCGACCATCAGAAGCCGCAGTTGTTCCGCCTGTTCCCGGCGTCTGGCTCAAAGGCGTAGTCAGTGCACCATCTGAGTAGACGGTAGCTGGAGTAGTAGTACCTGTAAGGTAGAACTGGTAATAAGACCCAGGCTGAATAGTTCCTACGACGCTGAGAGGCTT